TACTGCTGAGTATTATGCCTGGGTGCAAACCAAGGGAGCGGGAACAGTTCTGGCAGACGGAGGCATCACTTTGGCAAATCGCCTTACGCTGTCTGATGGCACAAATGGCGCCGTGCAACTTAAGGATGCAGAGACAGAGGTGGAAATTGGCTATGCCTTGGCAACAGTTGCTACCACAGAATACGCGCCGGTTATGTTGAATGGGCTGAATATTGATTAAGCTGATGCTGGAGTAGAAAGGACATATCCCTTACCGCCTAGTGCCAAGGGATTTAGTGGGGGTGAGGTAACCTGTCCTTCCCGCCTCACCCCCACTTCTAAAAGGGAAGGTGGAGAGGACAAATGCAAAAAGACACAGAAAAGGCTCCTAACGATGCAGGCTTTGACGCTCTTGTAAATCGTCTGTCTGCACTAGAAGAAGCTAACAAGTCTAAAGATGCACAGATTGCAGTGCTAAATCAGCAAGTGTCTGAGAGAAGCACACGCATCAGGACACCAGAGCTTCGTCGGAATCGTTCCAGGGCAACGAATGAGGAGGTTCGCGGTATTGCCAGAGCAACGGGAGGGGCGTCTCATGAAGATTTTGAAGATGGGACACCGTGGACACCAATGCACCCTGATTGGGTGCTGGAGTCATATCCGGTAGAGAAGCACGAACTTGTGCTGACGCTGTATAAACAGGCGTGGCTGGATGGACATCCTATTCAGAACCTGGACCAACTACAGGAACTGGTATATGCCTACGAAGAAAATAATGAGATCCATTATCCACAAGATAATGCAGAAGCTCACGCGGCGGAGATAGTTGGTGCACAGTGAACGAAAACATTCACCAGAAAGACTATCTCTACAGAGCACGTAGCGGAGACAGATCCTTTCAGGGACATGTTGATGCAGTAGGATATACCGGTGATGGTAGCATTTTAAACTTCACTCAACTTGTAATAACGGCGAGGTCAGACACACCATCTGACCCGCCGTCTAATACTACAGTGATCTGGTTGGATTCAGGGACAGGAGATTTAAAAGCAAAGATTACCAATTCTAGTGGTTCTACTAAAACCGGAACAATACTGGATTACTCAGCTATATGACCCTGACAAAACTTATGCAGCTGGGCCTTGCGAGAGCAGGGCTGAGTACCTCAAATACGATCTTTCTGGATCGGGCCAGAGACTACTTTAACGAAGGCACTAAAGACCTAGCACAGCGTCACGATTGGCGATGGCTTATTAAGTCATCGACTATTACGACTGTGGATGGCACAAAGACATACTCATTGGCGGCAGACGTTCTCAAGCCCCTTATGTTTGTGCATACCACAGATGATGTGACGATGGCGATGGTAGATATCCAAGAGATGATTCAGGCTGATCCCGACAATGATGAAGAAGGGGCCAGCCGTTTTGTCGTTGTAAATGGTATCAACTCATCTACCGGATACTGGGAAGTGGATCTCCACCCTATCCCAGACGCAAATAGTGAGACAATAACCTATCACTACTTTGCGTTTGTTCCTGACAAGACAACTAGCAATGACAATACGGACTTGGCCTCAACGATGCCTGAGTGGGCACAGTGGGCTATGGTTCACTTTATTGCTGCTAGGTACAAAGGGGAGAAAGGCGACGAGCAGGGGGAGACAAACGACTTTAACAGCTACCTCTTTGCTGTGGAGTCTAACATCAAAACCGATGAAGCCCAGGATGGCAATGAGCATTATCGGTTCCCTCGACGCGGTAGCACTTACCCAATGATTAACTTCGTTGTTCAGACAGGAACACTTGGGTAATGCCGATACCGGGAAACCCACATCCTTATGGGCCTTGGACTAGCGGCATAAACTTTAGCAAGCCAGCCGAAGAGTTGACACAAAACGAAATTGCTGAAGGGCGCAATATTCGTATTGGCATTGGCGGTGAGGCACAGAGCAGAAAAGGAACGACACCCTACAACAGCACTGCTGTATCAGGAGGTCACGCATATACGGCCTGTGGACAGCATGACTTCAGCGCAACAAGCACAAGAGAGTTTGCGATTGTAGGAGATAAGTTTTACGAGGGAAGTTCAGGGACTTGGACAGACAGAACAGGAAGTGCAACGATCACGGCAGGAGATGATAATACGTGGTCTTTGGCTAACGCCCACGGCACACTATTTGGGCACAACGGTGTAAGCGGAGATGTGCTGTTTAAGTGGACTGCAGCAGGTGGAAACATAGCAGCGTGGGATGTAGACTCCCGATTTACGTGGGCAAAATCGGTTGAGCATTTTGATAACAGAGCGTGGGCAGGCAACCTTTCTTCCGGGACAGACAGGGTATGGTATAGCGATGCTTCGGACATTACGACATGGGACGAAGATGCTTGGTTTGCCTTTGGGTCTGAAGTAACGGGCCTCAAGAAGATTGGGACGATGCTGGCAGTCCACACCAAGGATACCATCTTTGGTCTAAAGCCTACAGGAAATGCTGTTTTACCATTTAACAGGACGCCACTTACAAATGCAGGGACCGTATCTAACAGGTCTATTGTTACGGTAAGAGTTCCCGGTAGTGGCGAGATACAGCTATACATCAGGAAAGACGGCATCTATGCCTTCAATGGCGTAGACAGTATTAAAATCTCAGGACGCCTGGATGGAGATCGGTATTGGGATAGCATCAATACCTCGCGTTTGAGTAAAAGCTTTGCCATTGCATACGAACAAAAAAACGAAGTCTGGTTTTACGTGCCGTATGGTACGACACAGACGACAATGAATCATATCATCGTCTATGACTACTTGCGAGGAATATTCTACCCTCCGTGGGATGCGGGACTCAATAGTTCCATTACCTCTGCTGGTCTTGTAGACAATGTTCCTGTGTCAGGAGACGAGGCCGATGGCTTCCTCTATAAGCATGAAGACGGCCTCAACGACATAGACGGCACTACAGTCAAAGCAATAAACTCTTATTTCAAGACAGCCGCATCCCCTGCTATGGGGCAAGACGTCATGCTACGGTGGCTGTTTGTAAGGAATAGCTTTGATATTCTTGGCAACTATGAAGTCAGCATCACCTATTCATCGCCGGGAATTGTAGGAGTAACAACGACATTTAATCAGGGTGGCGGGTTCGATGCGATAGGCTCCTTTGTCATTGGAGAATCGTCCATTGCCCCCGATGATCTTGTCGCTATTGAGGATACTGACCTAACAGGATACGATCCCGTTGTTCAGTTGCAGTATCAGAATGCTAATGCCAGCGAAGAGATTAGTGTTCGCCGTGCTACAGCAGTCTATAAGCCCATTGGACGCATGAGAAAACCACAAGCCGGGGTTACTTAAAGGCTCATTATGAACGGTGTTGATAGAACAAACTTTAATCGAGCAGCCGCCGCTCCCTATAAAGGGCGACAAGTCCTCTGGCACGGCCAGCCAGGGAGCTTTAGGGATGATGTTCAAGGAAACCTTGTTTGGACGCCTAGTAGCGGTGCCAATCTTGGCTCAATAGAGGATATTACCGACAAGCTCGGAGTAGCTACTGGTCAATCAGTATCAGTATGATCCCGCAACAGGGGGAGTGACATCAACTGGGCTTGCCCCTCCTCCTCTTCCTCCTCCTCCGCTAGCTTCTGGGGCGGAACAAGGACCTTCAGGCCCAGGACAGCAAGGCCAGCCTCCTGGTCCCTCTTTCCCTAGCGAAGAAGCTAAAAATCAACATGCGATGTTTAGTGCGGCATTTGGTTCTAGTCAGGGCGATCCAAATTTTAATGTCAATTTTGATTTCAACCAAGACGGCATCATAAACCAAGCTGATAATATACTATTAGCTCAAAGCTTTGCCCCTCCTCCCCCAGTAGATCCTATAGATCAACAAATTAATTCTCATGTTGAGTCAATGATATCTACTCTGGGTGACCAGAGTACGATAACCGGAATTAGGTATGGTCAAGCTCCTTCGGAGCAATATTATCAGCAACATTTAGATGGATACAAAACATACCTTAAGGGCCTTAGTGATGATCAGCGCAATAAAGTTTTTGCTGCGCCACACAAGTCATACAGGGACTATGTAATAGACCAGCTTGATGCCACGCCAGAGTTAGGAAATATTCTGCGAGGCAAGTGGACAGGTGAAAATGTAAATGCCGTTGCTCAATCAATAGCATCTGGTCAAGGCATTCTTAATCTTGAATACTTGGATTCTATCCCCGAAGAACTTCTTTCTCGCAACAAGAAAGAGCATATTAAGGGCGTTGTTAATACCATCCTTAATCCTTCTTTAACCAAACCTGTTCCACCTGTCCTTGCCGCTGGTGACCTGTCTGGATTAGCAACAGATCCTGACGTTGTCGGGGGCGATGTTGTCTCGGAAGATGATCTTAGTTTTATAACCGATAGCATCGCTTTCCAGATGCGCACGTCAGACGGCAGCAGGTTAGGTGACGATTATTATCGGAATCTACTTACAGGAGAGGGATATACCCCTGACCAAATAGAGCGTATTATCAAAGACAGTCGGAGTATTGCAACAGGCTTGGGCCTGTTGCCATCAACTCCTGTAGACGACCCCCCTGTAGACGATAGAGTAGACGGAGGTATTCCTCCAGGATGGGTAGATGCTGATAACGATGGCTTTGATGACAATACAAATTTAGACATCGACGGTAACCCAAAGCCAGATACTTGGTTAGACGTAGATGGCGACGGATATGATGATATTACGGGATTAGATCGTCAGGGTTACCCTAAAGATAAAACGCAAACACAGCCTAAATTTCCAGATACTGACGACAATATTCAAAACATTTTGACGTATTTGCAGGAGACTCTTACCCAGACAGAGGGTATAGATAATATAGCTGTAAAAGAATTGGCTGATTTTTCACGTTCTTCAAAACGAGCACAAGAGCAGCTACTGGAAGACCTGAATAGACTTGGCCTTGTCGGCTTAGAGTCTGGAGATGCACAAGCAGCTCTTGGGGAGTTTGCCGCAGGCGTTTTAGCAGAAAAACGCCAAATCCGCGCAGATTCTGATGCGAGAATAAGAGATAACATCGACAAGCTCATTGAGGTTGCAGGGCTTGAAGTTACAGCAGCAGGGCAAGAAGAGAGAATCAAGATGCTACAGGATAGCATTGAGAGCAGGGACCAGCTGGCGCTGTTCAACGGTCTCATGGCTATTTTAGGGCCGGAAGGTCTTGACCTTCTTTCTGGGTTGCCTGGGGCTGTAGTTGACGCTGTGAAGAAGGGGAAAGACCTTTGGGATAAAATCAGAGAGGGCAGTGATGACGCGGCCCTAGCGGCCATACTTGCAAGCGAAGCCTACAAGAGACTGAGAAAGCAAGGCCTGACAGAGAAAGAGGCGATAGACGCAATCCAAAAGGCAACTCCTGAAGAACTGGCAGAATGGGAGAAGGAGCCAGTGGAGCCAGTAGTCGAACCGTCCCCAGAGGAACCGACACAATATGACCCGACCACAGACCCTCGGTGGGAAGAATACGGGAATCCTCCTGCTGGTTCAGCCGGTGAGTTCGCCCAGCAATTTGACTGGGACAACGCCTCTGATGAGGCGCTTAACCCGTCATTCGGTGTCTACGGTGACCCGGAGGCAAAGATTTTCCTTGAGAACCTTGCTGGGCCGGGGGGGTCGCTGACTCCAACAGAGGTAGTAGAGGCACTCGCTTTAGGGACGATTACCGAAAACACAGCGATTGCATATTTCCGCAACCATCCAGACTTTGACGTTGACCAGAACAATAACATCGGGGTTAGAAAGGGCAATGGATGGAAGGGTAAGTTTCTCAACTTCGCTACTGTCGTCCTTACTAGGGCTGGCAACGACGTCATTCTTAATGGTCAAAAACACAAATCGCAGACCGGAGAAGCGAAGGGGTCTTATAGCTTTGGAATATCAGAGGAGGATTTGTAATGGCCCTTGGCTTAAGCTTATCAACACTTGGTAACTTGGGTAGAGTTGCTTCCAGAGGCGTAGAACAACATGCCCAGAGGCGTCAGGAAGATGCAGAGCGTGAGTTAACCAAAGACATGCTTGCCGCCACTGTCAAGGCAGATTACGACGAGTTTGCAGGGAAGCTTCGGCAGGGCTTTTACGGCAATGTCCGGCCAGAACTTTTAAATGTGGCCTCTCAAACAGTTTCTCAAGGTCTACGGCTCAAAAGGAAACATGCAGCAGAGCTGAGGGCAGAAGAAAGAGAAGCGGAAAGATACAAGACGGCAGAAGCAAGACGTATAAGGGAAGAAGAAAGAGAAACCAAAAGATACGAAGATAAACTGGCAGCAGAGGAAAACACGAGACAAAGACAAAAAGCCATCGACATTCACAATATAACAAGAGACATTGTCAGTGAGCATAATGGCCGTATTACGAGGAAAGACGCATGGCCGCTTGCTGCTGAGAGGTATGAAGCAATAATGGCTGGTGAGTATACACCTACGCCTCCTACCGGAAAAACCTTGATTGAAAAAAAGTTTGAAGATCTTTCCAAGTTTCGCGGCGAAGAACTTGAAACAAAGAAGAAAGAGTTAACTAAGGATATTCGGGAAGCACATTATAATGAAGAGATCACCCCCAATGACTACGAAAAATATATACGTCGGCTTCAAGGACATGGGCGAGGCGTAGCGTTTGGTTTGGGACGAGCTGGCTCAGATATTTTTCAAGGCGTTGCGGGTCTTGTGCCCCGTCGGTTTGTGCCTACACCTGGTCCTCTTGGTTTTGGAGGTGCTCTTGCTGCAGGGGTTGCTAAAAAAACTCTTGGCTCCGCTTATGAAGGGTTTACTGCGCCTCGCATTCAAGCTCCACAGAGATAGGATAAATACTTATGGCTAGAATACAATTCGCAGATCCATCAGTGCAAGAATTAGAAGCCAGACGCATTGCTGCTGAGTTGGTAAATCGAATTACTAATACAAATCTGACAGACAGCGAAAAAGCTGAAGCTGCTCTTAATTTAAGTAATTTAGTTGAACTTCAGACCCCTGGAGTTGAAGACGCACTAAAAATGATAAGCCGTGGAGATGCAGCCAAAGAAGTGTTGTTTTGGGTTCCCGGTATTGGACAAGCAATAGCTGCGGGTGAGCTTGCATTAAATCCTACATGGGAAAATGCTGGATGGGCTGCGCTTTCAATTTCGCCGCTAACTAGGGCGGGCGGAAAAGCAGCAAAAGGTTCGATTAAAGGTGCAAAAAAATTCGGTGATGATATTACTTGGGAAATCAAAAACGCGCTAGAAACAGCCCAAGATTATATCCGTAAGCCTGCACCAAAAACAAGGGTCGGTCCGGTTGCAGGGGCAAAGGGTGAGCTGTTTAAAGAAGCAGGGGAAAGGAGACTAAAACAAACACCAGATACTCCATCTCCTGGGTCAGTTCCGGGCAAGGAAAAAGGTCTTTTGGGAGACCCTTACTACGCTGAAGCTTTTAAAAGGGATTTCGGCAGAAGTGGGCCGGAAGCTTTGGCAGCATTAGGCGCAGGCGCAGTGGGCTATGGCGCACAAGATGCTTTGGATTTGACTGCTTCTGATCTTGCAGAAACATCTCCTGAACTTGTTCGTAGACAAGAAAAGGAAGTTGGTAGGGAATGGCCGTATCCACATGAAACTCCGGAGGGTCCAAAACCACCGCTCGACTATACAGAAGATCCAAGACCTCCTCTTGATTATAATCGTGAAGAGCCTTCGGCCCCTGAACAGCGTCCTGAACTTCCAATGACCGGAGTTCCTGGAGAGCAACCTGAAGCTATTCCTGATATGACGCCGACAGACCAAGAGATTGAAAATTTGTTGAGTGGCAAAGGAGTGCCAGACAGGTTCAGTGATGACACGAGTGTTGTTTCTGATGCTTTTAGGAGAGAAAGGGACAGGGCTTTTGGAAGACAGCCAGGAGATGTTTACTACGAAAGAGATGGTATGGCTGCTGAAGGCGGGGATTTTGAGCGGAGTCCCGAAGGACAAGCATTTTTACAGTCTGATGTAATGCCTCCCGAGCTTGTTAAGCCCGATTATATGAGCGATGAAGAATGGGCAACACTTTCAGATGCAGAGAAGCGTAGGATTATGGCAGAAGGGAACACTAGTTTTGCAAGCACATTTGGAGCAGGAACTCAGTAATGGCTAACGGTTTTGGCAGCGGCTTTGGTTCTGGCTTTGGCAGTGGCTTTGGTGGTACGTCTAGCAGTATAGGGACGTTACCACGCATAGCAGGGCTTTCTCCGCGCCAAAAAAGAAGTATGCAAAGTGCTGCTACTGAAGCAGAAAGAACAAGGCAGGCTTTACGCCGTGTCGGTCAAGAAGGATTAATGGATCAAGAGCTTGAGCCAGAGCAGGGAACGCTTAGTACTATTTTTGATTATCTAGGCCGCCCTCAACGTGCTGTTCTTGGTGGCATCTATGAACTCAGCAAGGGTTCTGGTGACGTTTACGAGGCTTTTACTGAGGCTACGCGTCAATTTGTTCAAAGCGAAGATCGCAAGTATAAGAACTTAAAGAGTGCCAGCCAGTTGTTTGGCGAAGAACTTAACGACGAGGCAACGTGGGGTGAGGCAATAGCAGGCTTCGCCCTCGACATCGCCATGGACCCGCTGACGTATGTCCCTATCGTTGGTTGGGGAGGAAAAGCGGCAACAAAAATAGGCGGCGTAGCTGCTCCAGCAATAGCAAGGGCAGCTATAAAGCCTGGCACTCTTGGTGATTTAGCAAAAATGGGCATCAGAACAAAAGATGCTGCCGGAACTATGTTTTCTCCCGGATACAAGCTTAGGCAGCAGGTTTATCGGCCAGATCTTGAAGGTGCTCCTGGACAGGTTGATCCTAGCTTAATGAAGTTTGGAGATCTTACTACCCTCCGAAGTCGTGAGGGTGGTCCGATTAACTTTATTGGCAGTAAGGTGCTTGATGATAAGAAGCTTGATATTTATACGGGAACAAAGCTAGGTGATCAAGCAAGCCGTTCTGTTCTGGAAGCAGAGTTAAGAGAAAAGCTTGCAAAAGTTGTTGATGGGCTAACAGAGTCTGAAGCCAAGCTTCTTACTATACACGCGGAAAAAGGCTTTAAAGAGCTAGACGGCCTTCTTAAAGAAGGATATAAGGATCTAAATCTTCCTGGTATTGCTACCGCAGAGAGACGCAAGCTCGTTATCCAGAAGGGCAAAGACGTTCTTGATTATCTCCGAAATACTTTGGGTGAAGAAGAATATAAGCTAGGTCTTCTGGATTTTGCCCAGCTTCGTACGACCTATGTTCCAATTCGTACTGTGCAAGGCAAAAAAATATCTAGTGCTGCACTAAGAGACGCAGGTATTGCGTCGAAGGCGACAAGAAAACGCCAACCTTTTCAGCGGTTAAGAAAGTATGAACATGTACAAGACGCCATTAATGCCGGTGTTCCTAATCTAGAACTTGATATCCGCAAGCTTGCAGCAACCAGAACTTATGAATCAATAAAAGCAAGGACTACCCGTAACCTACGGAAGAGTGTCTTTGAGTCTGGCGTTGCCATTCCCTTGAACAAGGTTGGTATACAGGCTGGTCTTAAGGGTGAGAAGGTAGCCGAAGACTTGTTGAAATCAATTAAGAGATATAAACAAACAGGTGTCGCTGATGATGTTGTGCAAAGTGCCTTGGATAAAGGCTATGACTTTGCTGAAATAGTTAAGAATGATGGCACGTGGCACGCTCTTCCCAAAGCAATAGTTGACGACCTTGATTCCGCGCAGAAATTTTTCTCAAACAATGAAAGCTTTAATAATCTGGTAGAAGGTTTTCAGCGGTGGCAGGGACTGTGGAAAGGTGGGGCACTGTTTAGTGTTGGCTACCACATGCGGAATATGTGGTCTAATAGTTTCAACAATGCTGTGGGCGGTATTACTGACCCCCGGCTTTATAAGCAAGCATTGGCGCTGCAAGTTGCGAACGGACAAATGTCTCGACGTTTCTTGAGTGGCTCAGGAAGAGAAGCCGTAAAAACGGCTACCCAAGCTGATCTGGATCTTTTTAGAAGGTTGCGCGGCTACAATGTTGTTGGCCGTGGACAAATCGGAGTAGAAATAGGAACGTCTGCAACAGGCAGGCCAACAGGTTCTATTCCTGGTATACCAGGTAGGGTTCTTGGCAGTCGGCCTATGAGGGCAAACAGGCAGCTTGGCGAAGCAATAGAAGACAACGCAAGGATCGCCCACTTCATAGGCACAAAGAAGAAGATCTGGACTAAGGAAAAAGGTCTTACAAGAAAAATAACTGATCAAGACAGACGGCAGCTTGATGCATACAAAAGGCAAGTAGATGTCGGTGACATGTCCGACGAAGAGCTGTTTGCTGAACTTCAGGCTGCTTCCAGCGTTAAAAAATATCTGTTCGACTACGAAGATCTTACGCCTTTTGAGCGTGATGTGATGAAGAGCGTCATTCCTTTCTACACTTGGATGAGGAAGAACATACCTCTTCAGATTGAGTCAATGCTTACTAAGCCTATGTTTGGCAAAAAGGGATTGTGGTATACGGCTATCCCGAAGATCAAGAATAATCTAGAGCAGATGTCAGCAGACTTTGAAGAAGTGCATACACCTGACTACTTTGAAGATATGTATGCGACACGGCTTCCTGTAAAAAGAGAGGGCAAGGCGACATACTTTAATCCTAACCTTCCCTTTCAGGATCTTAATAGGATGTCGTTTAAAGACGTAATGTCTAGCCTTAGTCCAGCATTCAGGTTGCCTTATGAACTGGGTGCAGGCACAAGAGGTTGGTCATACTTTCTTGATCGACCTATTGATACAGTTGCGGGTGATCCTGATCCTCTCACAGGTCTTCCCAGAAAAGCGCGGTATGCGACAGAAGCGTTGCTTCCGCCTGTATCTCGTTTTATTACCAGGCCAATAGAAAAAATCCAGAGGGGGCAAGGTTTTGACTTAGCTCTTTCTGAATTAGCAGGCATTAAGCCCATGACTCTGGATGTAGAAGGTCGTAAACGTGCTCGTATTTATGCAGAGCGCGAAGCTGCACGTACTGCCAAAGCCAAACTGCGTCAACAACTAGGAGAGCGGTAGCATGGGAATAATCACACTGCCATACACTTTTGTTGCTGGTCAGACGCCGACAGCAACAAACTGGAATGCTAATCCAACGACTATTGCCACGTTGGTAAACGGCCAGATCGACAAGGCTAATGTGGACTCATCTAGCAGTGACGGCATTGTCACTATGGATGAGACACAGACAATTAGCGGTGCCAAGACTTTCTCTGGTGCGATGATAAATACTGGCGGTGTTACGATTAAGGATACAGATAACGCCGCCGGGAGCATACAGACGAACCTGACGCTAGAGTGGGACCCTGGCGATGGTGAGCAGATGACCGACAACTCGTCTGGTGTAGGCATAGACTTCAAGATGCCCGATGCGTCAGACAACCAGACGGTGTTTGCATCTCTTGATGTGCTATGTCTTGATGACTCTGCCAGTTCTGAAGATGGAGAGTTCAGTTTCAAGACTGTGGTAAATGCGTCTGAAGCAGAGGTGCTAACTCTGTCAGGAGTTGCCGCTACGTTTACAATTCCAGTGACAGTTGGCGTTGACGGCACTGGTCACGATGTGACGTTCTTTGGCGATACCGCTGGCAAGCAAGCCTTGTGGGACCAAAGCGAAGACACGCTACAGCTAAACGACAACACCAATTTGACATTCGGCACAGGAGCGGACGCTGACATTTTCTACGATGGCACAGACCTGAACATATCCCCTGCCGTGGTTGGGTCTGGTGACATCGTCGTGAACGGTGCGTCGATGGAGTTTGCTGACTCTGAGGGCGTGACATTTGGAACAGGCAAGGACGCGACGATACAATATGACGGCACCAATCTTGTCATCTCACCTGCTGCTGTAGGGTCAGGAGACGTTTCAATTTCTGGTGGCGGCATCAAGCTGGCCGACAGTGAGTCGTTGACTCTGGGGACCGGTGATGATGCCACAATTCAATTTGATGCCACCAATACGGTATACAATACAGCTGGCTACCACTCGTTTACGGGCGGGGATCTCCACGTAGGAAATGGTCAAGGCCTTGTCGTAGGACACACAGCACAGGCAACACTGGGGACTATAGTTCCTGAATTTCAGGTTTTGGGTACAGGCAACGCAGACTCACGGCTTGCGTTGGGCCGCTGGACTGCCGCATCTGCTCTGGGGCCACAAATAACTGCTGTTAAAAGCCGCTCCGGTACGATAGGAGGCACTGGTATTGTTGCGGATGCAGACCAACTGCTCCGAATCAGAGCATTTGTGGATGATGGTGCTGACTACGACAGTGAGCCTGCTGAGATTAGATTTTTGGTTGACGACTCTTCTCCTGCTGAGAATGCGGTGGGTGGGGCTTTGGCCTTTCTGACAGCGGCAACAAATGCGGCATCCCCCACCGAGCGTATGCGAGTTTCTAGCGCAGGGAACACGCACTTCGACTACGGCCAGACGG